CGGCCCATTCTTGTATGCTTATCAAGATTGGTTGAAGAGAACTTGGCATTCAGGACATATTATTACCTATACGTCCGGAATGACTGGTGAAGCGATCGGACGTTGGTTTGATCGTGTTGGTCACCATCAAGCCTTCGACTATTTTAGTGATGATGCTACTAGATTTGATGGCAATTCTGCGAGAGTTGTGATTAGGGATAAGAATGAATCTTACAAGGCTGATTTTTCATATGAGGGAGTTGATGAACGAGAAATTGAGATGTATTTTAAAGCTCTCGATTTATCGATCGATAAATTTGGCTATGGGTTCCAGGGTACTAAATACTCCGTGAAAGGAACTGTTTCTAGTGGTCATTTTGACACTAGTTCCGGCGATACTAAAATTAATGGTGAACATCATTTATACCATTATTGCCGGGCCAATCAAATCTCTAAAGATCAGTTAGCTGAGTTGGTTTATGCTACCCCTGACCATAAATCCTATTTCATGATGTCTGTATGTGGTGATGATAACATAAGTGTTGCTACTAAGAACACTTGGCATTTTAATTTGACTGAACGTGCTGCAAAATTAGGTTATGTACTGAAACCGAAGATTGAAAATAATAGTTATGACTGTGAATATTTGTCCAGTCTTTTTTGGCCATCACGAGGCCAAGGGGTTTCGGGCTCTGTTTATACTGTTCTTGCCCCGAAACCTGGCCGGCTTTTGGCCAAAATCGCATGGCGAGTTGAGAACCAATCGAACGCTGCCATTCCTGCATTGGAGAATTTTAAAAGTAATCTTTTGACATTTGAGCGTGATGTTGCCCATGTTCCTATTTTAAATGAATATGTACAACACTGCCTTGCTTTGTTATTTGATTATGAGGCCAAGAGGAAAGACGACGATACCTTTGGACGGGCCCATGCCCGCGAGTGTCATTTACCATGTGATGAAAGCTATGATTTAATATTCCACCGTTATGGGTGGAACCGCGAAGACGTTCTAAATTGGAAGAGTTTTATAGAAGCGGCTAAACTTAGTGATATTCCTGGTGTGTATTATTTCCAGAAGATGGATCAGGTGCATGAAATTGATGCCCCTCCATAATAACTATTATTAATGTCCACTAACCATTAATCAGGCGTGGCGACCTGAGTGGACTGTCGGTAGCCCCAACGAATAACTTATTAAATATTGACACTTCCCAACTGAAATGTCACAAAATAATACCCAACCAAAGAATAACAAGAACCTGAAGAAACGCCTCAAGAAACAAATTATTAACAACTTGAACAATAACAACTTGCCCTCCATGTCAAAGAAGAGACTGCCACGACTGAAAGGTCGTGGTGGCTATATGAGTGAACTCGGCGGTAAGGCCAAATCTGCATTCGACTACATAAAACAAAAGATCCCAAATGGTGCTTTCAGCTCCGTTGGTGGTGCCCTTGGTGGTGCCCCCGGTAGTGCCCTAGGGGCTATGTTTT